GCGTACTGTGTTGTACTACTACCACTCACAACAATATATTGTCCAACAACAGGCGAACCAGTAATATAACTAATTGAACCGCCACTTGCATTCAAAGCATAACTCGCGGTCAATGCTCTTCTTGAATAACTACTGGTACCACTTAATGATCCTGTTATAGATCCGTTTGGCTTAATTAATGATTGTCGTAATCTTGTAAATGGCATATTATTATATATACTTTATGTCGTCGAATATCCAGCAGCAGCTGAATAATATCTAGCAGATCCAATACCTGTTGTGTCATTAGCAACCACGCCTGTGTTACTTACCAAATTAACCATAGACACTTCTACAGAAGTATAACCATAACCAAAAATAGCTTTATCAACACCATATCCCGCCGCGGCCGATCCTTCTCTAGCACTACCAACACCAGTTGTATCTGTCGCAACCACACCTGTATTACTTACCAAATTTGTCATAGATACAACCGTACCAGTTGTGCCATAACCAAATATTGCTTTATCATTTCCATATTTAGCTGCTGCTATATAATATCTAGCGGTACCCACACCTGTTGTGTCGGTAGCAACTACACCAGTATTACTTACTAAATTCGTCATAGATAAAGCTACACTACCATTGTAACCATATCCAAATATCGCTTTATCAGTTCCATATCCAGCTGCTGCTAATATATTTCTAGCAGTACCTACGCCAGTTGTATCTATCGCAACCACACCTGTATTACTTACTAAATTTGTCATAGATACCCGGACGCTAGTAAAACCATAACCAAATATTGCTTTATCAGTGCCATATCCAGCTGCTGCTAATCCTCTTCTAGCAGTACCTACACCTGTTGTGTCGGTAGCAACAACGCCGATGTTACTTACTAAATTCGTCATAGATAAGTTGTTGATGTCGTCATAACCATAACCAAATATTGCTTTATCCGTACCGTATCCAGTAGCTGCAGCACTTCTCCTAGCAGTACCAACACCTGTAACATTATTAGCAACAATCCCAATGTTTGATACTAAATTCGTTATAGATACATTTGCAGAAGTAAAACCATAACCAAAAATAGCTTTGGTTGTGTTATTTGAAGCAGGCAACAAATAACTCGCGGTCAATGCTCTTCTTGAAAAACTGCTACTAATAGAAGAACCCCCACCAAAATATCTGATATCAACATTTGAACCTGAAAGCGCATTTTCTGTCAAAGTCAAAGTGGAACCTGATACTGTATAAGTACCTACTCTGGATTGAACCAACCCGTCTAATATAACCAATATTTGATCCTTGTTAGCCACGCTTTGTGTCAATTGAAATTGACTCACAGACGCAGTTAACACAAATGTTTGAGCCAAAGATAAAGCTGGGGTAGAACTGGTGCCACTCGTTCCACCACTGCCAGGAGATCCAACTCCACTTGTTCCACTACTTCCACTAGTACCAGTTGCACCACTTGTTCCACTAGTACCACTACTTCCGCTAGATCCACTAGTGCCACTTGCACCTGAACTGCCTGATGTACCATTTGCGCCACTTGTGCCACTTGATCCAGCTGCACCTCCCAATACATAACTCGCGGTCAACGCTCTTCTTGAATAACTGCTAGTACCAAAGAAGCCAACTGCATTTCTTCTGCTACTAGTAAATTGACTGCCGCTTATGTTACCTTGTATATGTAATTTAGCACTTGGCGTAGCAATACCTATGCCAACGCTACTGGCACTCACAACCAAAGCATTGGTACCATAAGCACCAGCAACAATTCGGTTGTTGCTAAACACTTCCAATATTGGAAAACCAGCTATGGTATTTACACTAAATAAACTACCACTCAAATTATCAGTAACTTCAAATAGTGTGCCACTTCCACCATCCACCTTCAATACACTAGCATTACTACCACTACGATATACTTGCAGTCTTGATATTAAACTGGTAGAAATAGGCCCAACTCCAATAAAAGCAGATCCACTTTCAAAAATAGGACTAAATGATTGACCCACAACAGAAGCATTTGTGTATTTAACAAATCTATTGGTTGTACCCCCAGCAATTGCTGATGTTTTACTAGCAGTAATTGGATATGTACTGCCAGTTCTTAATGTACTTCCACCACCTCCACCACTTGCATTCAACGCATAACTCGCAGTCAATGTTCTTCTTGCATAACTCGCCGTACCAGAAAAACCCACAGCATTTCGTCTGCTTGATGTAAATTGACTACCACTCACATTTCCCTGAATGTGTAGTTTAGCACTCGGTGTGGCAATACCTATGCCAACGCTACTGGCACTTACTACTAAAGCATTAGTTCCATAAGCACCAGCAATCATCCTATTGTTACTAAATACTTCTAGTATAGGAAAGCCTGCTATAGTGTTAACACTGAATAAACTACCGCTTAAATTATCAGTAACCTCAAACAATGTACCACTACCACCATCCACTTTAAGTACACTAGCATTACTTCCGCTGCGGAAAACTTGTAGTCTTGATACTAAACTTGATGATACACCCACACCCAAAAATGCAGATCCACTTTCGTGTACAGTCGATGTATTACCAATCGTAGACGCACTGGTAAATTTAACCAATCTATTTGTTGTACCAGATACAGATACACTCGCACCACTTGATCCGCTTGATCCGCTTGATCCACTTGCACCAGTTGCACCACTTGATCCGCTAGTACCACTCGCACCACTTGATCCACTAGTACCACTCGCACCACTACTTCCGCTAGTGCCACTTGATCCACTTGTGCCTGAACTACCTGATGTACCATTTGCGCCACTTGTGCCACTACTTCCACCGCCGCCACCACTCGCATTCAAAGCATAACTCGCGGTTAACGATCTTCTTGAATAACTACTAGTACCAAAAAAGCCAACGGCGTTTCTTCTACTTGAAGTAAATTGACTACCGCTTATGTTTCCTATAACGTGTAGTTTAGCACTTGGAGTTGCAGTACCAATGCCCACTCTGCTACCACTAACTACTAAATCATTTGCAGCATACTTACCCGCCACAATTCTGTTGTTGCTAAATACTTCAAATATAGGCAATCCTGTAATGTCGTTTACATTGAATAAACTACCACTCAAATTATCAGTAACCTCAAACAACGTGCCACTTCCACCATCCACTTTAAGTACACTTGCGTTACTACCACTACGATACACTTGTAAACTAGACACTAAGCTGCCTGTTACACCTATACCAATAAAAGCAGATCCACTCTCATATACCACAGCTGAACTTCCCACAGTAGTTGCGCCTGTGTATTTAGCCAATCTATTTACAGTGCCAGACGACACTGTACCACTGCCTCCACCACCACCTGCACTAGATAAAGCATAACTAGCTGTTATAGCTCTACTTGCAGTTATAGGATATCTACTAGCTGTATTTAATCTTGTTCCCCCAGCTAAAGCAAAACTCGCAGTAATAGCTCTTCTGGCAAAACTACTTGTAATTGGATATGTACTGCCAGTTCTTAATGTACTACCACCACCTCCACTTGCATTCAAAGCGTAACTCGCAGTTAATGATCTTCTTGCATAACTCGCAGTACCAGAAAAACCTATAGCATTTCTTCTGCTTGAAGTAAATTGACTGCCACTTATGTTTCCTATAATATGCAACTTTGCTTGGGGTGTAGCTGTACCTATACCAACTCTGCTACCACTAATCACCAAATCATTTGCAGCATACTTACCCGCCACAATTCGGTTGTTACTGAATACTTCAAATATAGGCAAACCCGTGATATCATTAACGTTAAACAAACTACCGCTTAAATTATCAGTAACCTCAAACAATGTGCCACTACCACCATCCACCTTCAATACACTTGCGTTACTTCCGCTGCGGTAAACTTGTAAACTAGATACTAAACTACCTGTTACACCTATACCAATAAATGCTGACCCACTTTCATAAACTATAGCAGAACTTCCAACAGTAGTTGCGCCTGTGTATTTAGCCAATCTATTTACAGTGCCAGAAGACACTGTGCCACTTCCTCCTCCTCCCGCACTAGTTAAAGCATAACTAGCCGTAATAGCTCTACGCGACCAACTAGCAGTTATAGGATATAAACTACCCGTTGTTAAAGATACACTACTACCACTGCTACCAGCAGTTCCAGAAGCACCACTAGATCCACTTGATCCAGAAGCACCACTCGTACCACTACTACCACTAGTGCCTGGAGAACCAACTCCACTTGTTCCACTGCTACCCGCAGTAGCACTTGTTCCACTTGATCCACTTGTTCCACTTTGTCCGCTAGACCCACTAGTGCCATTTGCACCACTTGTACCACTTGATCCAGCTGCGCCTCCCATCACATAACTCGCAGTCAAAGCATTGGTAGCATAACTGCTAGTCACACTAACTTTAGTGTAATCAAGCACATTCACATACACTCTATCAACAGATGCGCTCAATGATCCACTTGGAAATGGTGATGTGGTCTGAGTCATCTTCACCACTTTAAGTGAACTGTCACTTAACTTTTGTACGCCGTAATCTACGCTTTTATCATTCAATCCGCCAATCAAACCAACATATTTGGTTGCATATTGCGTTAAAAATTGAGTGTTGGGAAATTCAGATGTTTGTGGTGTAAAATTAGTGGTATATCTAGCCACTCCTTTTGTTATTCTTAATTCATCTAAATAACCTTGATACAAATATGATGTATTGTAATATCCACCAATAGACAAATAAGTTCCAGAACAATTACCTGTGGTTGTTCCTGAACCAACTGATGTTCCGTTAAGATATAATGTAGATGTTCCTGAATTTCTTACTAAAGCAATATGATACCAAGTATTTGTTGTTATTACCGCCGTTGACGAACCAACACTTGTTCCAGCAACATTAGCAACTAATCCGCCATTTAAACCGCTACTAACGGTTGACCCTTGGAGTATAGTTATACCAGTTGTATAACTTGTTTTTAAACCACCCGCTGTATCGGATGTTTGTAAAAATCCTCGTTGAGCTGGGTTAGACACATCCGATGAATAAATCCAACATTCAACTGTAAAATCTCCGGTACCAAATGCAAAATTGTTTGAACTGTTTGTGCTCAAATAATCGCCGGTACCATCAAAATAAGCACTTGCTCCTCCAAATTTACTTTGAGCCGTGCTTATTTGTGAATTACCATTAACTGTAAATGATTTTGTAACCGGACTGTTGTCTATAAATGTGGTGCTTCCATTTGTACCATTTAAATGCATCAATAAACTACAACTTGGATAATATTGATCTCCGCCTGTTATTGATTTAGCATCCCACTCCTCTTTGATGTCCACGCCCCACTTGTTGCTGCTTAAATTTAAGCCGGTAATAGTGTTTGAACTGCCTGAGATTACATTGTAAAATATGGTTTGCTTAGCTAAACTACCCGTTTGCAATGTTGCGGTACCACTTACGCCGCTTGATCCACTGGTGCCTTGTGTGCCTGCTGCACCTGCTCCACTTGTACCACTTGATCCAGGTGTACCAGTTACACCACTTGATCCGCTACTACCACTTTCACCACTTGATCCTGATGTTCCGCTACTACCACTACTACCAGTTGCACCACTTGTACCACTTGATCCTGGAGATCCTGATCCACTGGTTCCACTACTACCTGCAGTTGCGGATGTACCGCTGCTTCCAGACGAACCACTTGTGCCAGATTGACCACTTGAACCACTTGATCCTGAAGCTCCACTGGTACCCGATGTGCCACTACCGCCCGCACCGCCGTTCATAGAATAACTCGCGGTTAATGCTTTATTTGAATAACTGGAACTAAAATTATAAAGATAATTTGAGCTGGTTATAATTCTTAATAAATCTAACTTCTTTAAAGACATAATTTACTAAGATATAAATAGTACTTTGTATAATGTATAATCAGGTATACTAATTATTGTTCAATACTATTTTGTACGTGGTGCCATTTATAACTATTGGTAAATAATATCCACTACTACCTCCAGCAGCACCAGCCAAATTAAGCGAACTGGTAATACCACTAGTGTTTAAACTAATAAAGTTACTGTTCACTTTATGAAAACCAACTCTGATAGTATCAGCAGTATCACTATTAGCTATAGATCCTGTATTTACTAAAATATAAGCCATAACAATTTATTTTATAATTATCCTCTACCCCAAGTATATCTAAACACCATCTTCAATGAATAATCTTTGCTCTTGGTTTGCCCAGTTTGTAACACATACACATAACCATTATTCTTAGCAGCATCATTCATCGCTTCAGGTGTCAAATTAATACTCGTCGGACCCACACCAATTGTTCTCCACAACGGAGCAACCGACGGATCTGGTCTATATAAGTTCGGAATATCTTCATTGTTAGCAACACCATTGCTAAAAATAACCACTTTGTCTCTGCTATAAGTACTTTGTGTATATGGATTTATATACATAGGCAATTCAACCGAATATATCTTGGTAGTCGAATTTCTAGATCTATCCTTTGCATTAAATGAAGATGTAGCAGATCCACTAAATGTTGATAGAAAACAACTACTACCACGCACATAATAGTTTGTACCAATCTTACGACCACTTGTTGGAGAAGATGTACCTGTCCAACCAGTACGTTTTACCCACAATGGCATACTTGCCAATGAATTGGTAGTTTGATATGGATTCCAATCATCCCAATAAAAGAAATGAAGCGGTATTTTTTTGTCTATAATACCATTACCCGATATCATTTTTTTACCCTCATTTGTGGACACTGTACCAACACCTTCTACTATTTCATACTTTGATCCTGTACCTTTACCGCCTGGCACCAATAAACTACTTGGAAACTTTGGAAAACTCAAACTGCCACTATTTTGCATAGATGGATCATAAAAGAAATCATTAAACAAATTAGTATTGTTATTACCGGTGCTCAACTTAGGTGTTATATCAGGTATACTACTTAATGTTGCTATTTTAGAATACGGAGTCCACAAATTATCTAATTTTGGAAATTTAGCTGAAGCATAGTACACAGCTGTGTCCGCAATTGTCACACCGGTTTTGAATCCCCATTCCCCGTTCCCCGGGGACATAGAAGAGACTTGAGTGACGGAATAAGTTCCTTTAGTTTCTGTATTGTCGCCTTGATCATTACCTCCACCTGGTGGATCAACTGCCCAATTTGGGCCTGCGCTGGCATAGATACTAGAAAAAGTTTCAGATAGTTGATAAAATAAATCACTGGTAAAATAATTTCTAGGTTTATATGTGGTAATATTAGGAATACAAAAACTTCCACTATATGCACCCTTTGAAACACTCAAACTAGCAGATATACCCAAATCTAAAAATTGATATGGATTTTGATAATTCGCATAAAATTCTTGAAGCGGACCAACTGCTTTGAATACATTTTGTTCATAACTTACAGATGGAAAAAATGAACCTGTAGGAACATAGTTTACATTACTGCCATTATAATATCTATTCACGAACCCATACCCAGGTCCAAAGCTGATTTGACCAGGAGCAAATGGTTCGTTACAAAAACCACCTTCATCAATAGGAATGGCCAAACCACTGCCACTATCAATGCCACACAAACCAATCTTTTGAATTGCTTCTCTATCCAATGAACCACTTGTCCAACCTGTAAAAGAAGGATATTGAGCTGGAATTCTGCCACCATTGCTACTGCTAAATGGACTCATATTTACACGCAATTCGTAGTTTACACGAAGATATTGACCAGCGTGCAAAGTAATTGGTGGATCCAAACGAATTTTACTAAACAATGTAGTTGCAGCAGGTGTTTCTTTAAAACCCAATTCGGTGTATGTGGTGTTGTCTAATTCTTTATAGAAATCGAATGTTCTATATAATCTAACTATACTACCTGAAATTTTGTGACCGCAGTTGTTTTCGCCTGTTAGATAAAAAGCATTAATTTTTCTTGGTCTTTTCAACATCTTTTCACTAAAAGCAGCCGTCAATGGTTCCATAGATCCATATTTATGATCGCCAACCAAACAAAATTGAAATGTTTGTGCCCATGGCATATAAGCAATTTTGTCCAAACCACAGTTTAAAATTGTGTTGGGTTTCCAGCCTGTTGAAAATTGTTCGCTAACCTGATTATTGTCGTCAACGCCCATTACAGAGGCTTTATAAAAACCCTTTACTGTTCTGTGTAATGTTACTATTTGTTCTTTTTCTACACGTGTGTTTGTCATAGATAATGTTATAGTTATAAATAGAAAGAAGATATACTTAATATTTATTTATTCATATAGAGGTAAGAATTTTCTACCATATCCTTCCACATACACTGGCATCCAACCCCAAAAAGGTTTGCTATTTAATCCAGCTACAGATGGTTCAGTACCACCTCCATCAACTGTAAATATGTATGTATTTGGGTCATTTATACTACCAGATACCATTCCTGATAAACCATCTCCCAATATATACAAATTTTGAGCTGTTGTTTTGTTTTGTAAACCAGGTGTCTTTAAATCAGTAATAAATGCTATAGACTTGCTTACAGGTCTACCAATACCAGCATTATTATAAAAAATAAATGAAAAGAATAACTCTTGATTACCCGCCATCAATATGGACCCAGTATTATCAAATCCACTAGCAACACCAGCCCATTCAATAGTATTATATGGAGATAATCGTACACGGTTACTAGCACTACCACTGTTCACCAATCTAATAGAAAAAGCAGATGGAGTATTACTACCAGTCAATCTTATATTTAAATTGTTTTGGGTACTTAAATGATAATATGAATAATAAGCAGAACAAGTTATTTTAGATAATAATTCACCTTTGAAAAATGAAGACGTAAATAATACAGCTATACTATTACCACTATTCAAAGCATAACTAGCAGTAATACCCCAACTGGATGTTATAGGATAAATGCTACCAGTATACAATTTGGTACCACCACTCAACGCATACACCGCATAACTAGCACTTACCGCCCAACTGGCAGTAATAGGATAAGTGCTACCAGTATACAACTGAACACCACCACCAGAATTTGCATTTAGTGCATAACTGGCTGTAATTGCCCTACTCGCCGTAATAGGATAAGTGCTACCAGTATACAATATAGTTCCTGCTGCACCGCTTGTACCGCTACTGCCAGGATAACCAGTCAAACCACTGGTACCGGCTGTAGCACTAGTACCTGCTGTACCCGCTGTTCCAGATACGCCAGATGTACCACTAGTAGTTGTTGATATATCGGTTGATTTTCCTATTTTACCTGTATTAATATCTAAAGTTAGATATACAGCATTTGACTGTATAGTCAAATCACTAGGTCTTATATTTACCGATCCAGTAAATACACTGGATCCAGACATTACTCCATCTTTAACAAGTGGCGAATCGATTAACATATTATTTAATCTTTATAATCTTGGTAGTCGCACCTTTTTCTCTAGCATATCTGTTATATTCCACATACAACGTCTCGGCATTCATTCGAGCATCAATCTCCCAAGGCAACATTCTTTCTTTGGGATCATCGTCGTCATATTTAGGATAAACTTTACCATCCCAACTATTTTCAAATACATTCAATCTACCATCCTCCACCTGTCTAATATGATGCAACTCGTGCGCCAAAGTCTTGATCTGATCATCACTACTATGTGGACTGTTTGTGCGCATTATAACCACATAACTTTTTATTTTATATGGATTTTTATCTCCCTCAACTTTTACTTTACCCTGTACATCGCCATCTAAACTACCAAATTCTAATTTAATTTTTCCACTGGGTAGATTCAACTTATTCACAAAATACTTATAAGCCTTCTTAATTCTTTCTTTATCAACCACATTCTTTAACATCTCAGTTAAACTATTAGTAGTTGGAAGATTGTTACCCTCATATTTTCTTGGGGTAGTAATATCAACTAACTTATACTTAATAGGCAAGTTACTAATAGTTCTATAAGTAGCCAATATATTCTTGCTGCTATCATCCACAAAGAATATATCATTGTAACCCTCATTTTGTATCTTGTTCAATATCCAATTAGCTTTGGCCATAGGATCACCAGTACCCAATGTAACCACCTCAATATTTACTCTAAAGTACTTTTTAATTGTATCTTTTATGTGTGGTGCTGCTTCAGATCCCCTAGCCGTCAATATCACACTCTTACGACCACCATCCGTAGATGTAACTATTTTATAAAATCGCTTAGCAATTGAACGAATCAATGTAGGATTAATAATAGCATTAAATTGACTAAAATCAAACTTATCACCTGGCAATGGTTCATATACAGCATATTCAGCTGGGGTAATTTGTCTACTAGTATTATTGGCTGAAGTAATAATAACTTTAGCTTCTGTTTCAAAAAGCGTATCATCAAAATCAAAAATTCTAAGTTTCTTTGTATTCATCCTCGTAATGCTTTCAATAGTTTCTTATATAATGATTCTTTCTTAACCAATTGATCCAATGGCACATTTCTATACTTTTGTCTTATTTGTGCAATAGGCATACCATATTGCTTTTCAGCTTGGGCTATCAAACTATATCTATCTTGTTTTTCTTTTTGTTTAGCATCCAACTTACGTTGTACAGATGTAGCTACAACGTCTTTTACATTGTCTGTATAATACTTTTCACCCGAAGTCAATAAATCATTTAGTATCTTGATTTCAATTTCTAAACTATCCACTTCATTTTCTAAATTTTGTTTTTCCGCTGGAGTAAATGTAGCACCAGTTGAATGTAATTTACCTCGTTTTTCAACAAACTCTTGAGTCTTATCATCAATCACTTTATCAAGCTTGGCTGAAGCAGCCACAGTATCATCTGATTGTGGTTGAACAAGTTCCGCACTAGAAGCTAGTATTTTAAGAGCTCTTCCTTGTCTAAACGCACCAAATGAATATTTTGAACTTGTTATTTCAATAGTAATATGATTACCATCAACATGCGTTACGTCACCAGTCATATCAGGTAAACCTTTTAATCTTATTTTATCACCCACTTTGAATTTTGTAGTATGACTGGTATCAAGTTGTAAACCATAATATGGAAAATCAAATTCAGAACCAACAGGTACAGTTTTTAAATCTGACTTGTTTACTTTTAATTTAATAGTATTAGCTGCGCTAACAGATAATACCACTCCAGCAACATTCATTCCTTTAACTTTTACTTTATCACCCACGCTGAAACTATCTGAAGCTTTGGTACCAGCAAGTGGTTGAACAGGTTTAGATTCAATTGATTTGGGTTCTTCATTGGTATAAAATTCAGTATAAGTATAAAATTTGAGGCTTGGTTCATACAAACATTCTTTGGGGTCATATCCATTGAACTCTATTACTTTTTCATATTGATCTTTATATTTAATTATTTTTTCTCTTCTAGCATCCCAGAATGTTACAATAATAGCTTTGCCACTTGGAATTGTACTCTCAATCTTTAAATCAGAATCATCAACCACATCCTTAGCATCATCCACTTCAAATATTCTACCCTTCAAAAGTGGATCAGCATAAGCACCAAATCTACCCATACCTTTTAAAATATTCTCCAATTGTAAATGACCGCCACCATTATTTCCATTTTTTAAATTCTTAATACCCTGTTGTGCCCAATAATCTAATTGATCTCTATTATTAGAATCATATTTAACATCTTTACTATTTTCCAATTCTTTGAGTTCTTTTAATACATCACTATCATCACAAACAAAATCTTTTTTAACCACACTATATCCAAATATAACATTTTTACCACTCTTTTCATCTTTATATACAAGAAAAGCACATCTATTCGCTGGAGAAGTATAACTATATGTCTTTCGCTTATAATATACAGTATCGGGATTCTCTAAAAGTAAGTCTCTAAATAGCTTCATAATAGTTATAAATATCAGTCAAATCTACTCTTATGCTTACTTTTAAAGTGTTTTAACCGTTCCATTATCTCCTCACGCTGTTTATCACTATAAAATGACCAATCTCGTAACTGTTCCCAAGTACGACCACACCCTTCACACAGTTTAGCATCCACAACCACACATATTCTTTTGCACGGCGTTTTCATAATATTTTATTACACAAAAAAACCCGTTCATTTCTGAACGGGTCAATCAATTTTTACTTTAAATCTTTTTAGCTTTTTCTATAATTTCTTTTAACTTCTTTGTATTTTTACCTTTAATAGAATGACCAATCTTTTCACGACGGTTTTTTAAATATTTATCAGTACCATCTGTTTTACCATCATTATTGATATCATCATCTTCTTTACCAACAGCATCCATTCCTTCTTCATAACATTCTTCACATTCCATTTCTTCCATTACTTTATCAAGATCAGATTCTTCCAATCTTCTGCCAACATATGGAGTAAGTATTTTCTTGATTTTACCAAACAAATCAGCATCACCTTTGTCACCAGCAAATTTGTTCTTATCACCGTGTTTGTCAATTGTCTTGACAAATGACTTGGTAATCTTATTTGGATCTTCCGCTTTTGGAGCTACAGCTTTTACAACCTTTGCAACTTTTTTAACAGCTGGCTTTTCAGCCGCAGGAGCAGACTTTGGTTTTTCAGCTTTTGCTTTTTCAGCCTTTGGTTCAGAAGCTACTTCTTTGTAGACTTCTTGTATGAGTTTTTTTAAATCTTCTTTGGTCATAATATTGTTGTTAATATAAATAAATATTACAATCAATTAGTTATCACTTCTTTTTTTAACATTCCATCATACCATTTTCTACCAATCTCGCTAAATCTATAATCCCATTTTAATGTATACATACGCTGCAATTCTTTAACCATCATCGTAGCATACCCTCTACGACGATGTTCATAACCTATATTTACAAATTCTATACACACAATGTCATCATAACTATTACTTTTATAATATTTACAAAAACCAACCGGATTTTTAATTTCATTTAAAATTTCACAGTTGTACTCATCTCTGTTATTGTTATAACCCAAATAAGTGTGAATAAACTCCATACATCAACCATGACATAGCCAAGCTTGCATATTAAATCTCTTGTTTTCCCAAGGCAAATCCTTCGGAGCAGTAATCTCACTACAAGCGTGAAACACTGTGGATGGAAAGATTGTTAACTGATTGCTTGTAAGTGGCAATCTGTATGTATGATTTTTATACATAAAATATTGATCGCCACCTTTCATTACACTAGGATCTTTAACCAAAGTAAGCGCAAATGTAAATGCGTTTTGTTTATTTACATCTACACCATCCCAAGTCATTCCACTAACCGCCAAATCCCTATGCCAATTATAATATCCACCATCACCATAGTTAATGATATGATACTTATACAAGTATCTATATTTAGCATACGCAGTCAATTGTTCATTTTTAGCGTGGGTTAAAAAATCTAATATTCCCTGATGAAAAATATATTTGCTTAAATTTGATACGTAAAAACCCAAATCTTTGTTCTTTTCCACTTGATCTGTTTCAAAAGGTAACCAAAGATCTTGACCAGTACACAATGGACTCAACGGTTCATCCGGATTATAAGCAGCACCATCATTATAACCACCACTCCAATGTGGAATGCCAAAATGTGGCTTTAACTTGATAAAATCTTCATATAATCTAGTAACATAATCTCTGGGAAGAAAATTATCAATTACTACAAGTGGAATATGCTCATGCTCTACAGGAATATACATAACAATTTATTTTTTAATTATACCAACCAGATACACTGATTCTTTCTTTGTTTGAATTATTAACAATCTGTGTCACACTATGAGGCGCAACTCCAGCCGTCACTTCAAATATTACTAATTTATTAAAAGATGGGTTAATCGCCTTAATATTGCTTTTGTCTCTCAAATCCAAATACAATCCACCAAAATCAGGATTCCAATCTTTGGTCAAATGACACACAAACGCCAATTTACCATTTACATCATCTGTATGATTACTCAAAAAACAGTTTTCAGCATAACGACTAACAAACGTTTTGTCTCCTATCGTAATATCCAAATCAGTTACACTATTCATAAAATCAACCATTTCTTTACCGTTAAAAAATGCCATCGTTTCTTCATAAACAGTAGACTTAGCCTTCTCCATAATACTAGGCATCGTTTTATAGAAAAAATAACTAAACAAATTGTTGTCTCTAGCATTACAAGCATGCTGATACGCCTGCTCCATAACATATCTGTTACCAGAAATATTCTGCCACCACTCCCAATCACCCTCATACCTAAGCGAAGGCATATATGTAGCAGACCAATATTCTTTGCCCATCTCAGTCGTATAATACTTATACAACTTGTCCGCCCACTCCTCAGTTAAAAAATTATCTATTACAATCCGCCTGTTTTTAATAAATTCCTCTTTATAAGAAGAAACATTGATGCTTTTTATATTAATCATATATTAACCGTTTAAAACGTTTTTAACACATCCCATCGATACAGATAAAATCTCATCAAGAGACTCTCTCACTCGTATAGGATGCTGTGTGTTATTTTTAGTAAAAATCAAACTATGAACCTTCGATTGCTCAACGTTGATAACCATATCCAAGTTAATTAACTGTGGATTATATTTTCTATTTGTTGTGTTTTCAAGATCATCGTGACCAGGATCCAATACCGAGAGTTTTACAAAATGTGCCATATCACCTATTAATATATACCATCTATACTCAACAGTCAAGCAAAATATCAAAATATAATAACCACAAAACCCCACCAAATTAATGATGGGGCTTTTATTAACTTTAAATGGTGGGTCAAACCGGACTTGAACCGATAACCAAAGAATTATGAGTTCTACGCTCTAACCATTGAGCTATTGACCCGTAAATACTATTACTTTTTAAAATGGTGGCTCCGTAGGGAATTGAACCCTATCAGCACCCAAATCTAGGGATTATACAGATTATAAGTCTGCCCATGCACCATACATCACAGAGCCATTACTAAAACTGGAGCGATATCTCGGACTTGCACCGGCCTTGTGGACTGGAAGGCCCACCGTGCTCCTCATAGACACTAATATCGCATTAAAATTGGAGCGGGTCCGAACTTTGCATTTCGCCTTTTAGTCTGGTAGACTAACGTGCTCTCTTTACACCTGACCCGCATTAAATTCAAAAAATGGTAGGCAAGGTGGGATTCGAACCCACAACGTTTCTTAAGTAAGGGATTTTAAGTCCCTTGCGTTTCGCCAATTTCGCCACTTGCCCACTAAAAATTAGTTACAAAGAACTATTACTTACTACTCTTTTATCTTACCACATTTTCTTCTGAAGTCAACTGATTTTTCAAAAATTCTTGAAAATCTTTATCTTGATATGGACTCCAACCATTTTGCAATAAAATCAACAATTTTCTTGCTGTTCCTGTAACTATGCCATATCTCTTAGTTAGGAAGACTCTTCCGTAAGACTTTTTGTTTTTACCAAAAATAGGCCAGTTTTCTACAACATAATCATTATAAATATCAATTGCTTTTACCCAAGATTTTTTGTGACCTAAACCATTTCTCCACGGCGGACATCCAAAATTAGGATTTTTATCTCCTTTTTTAGCATCACTTAATTTTTTTAATATATCTTTATTTTCTTTGTAAAATTTCTTAATATTTTCCGTCATTCTTTTTTTAAGATTGTCATCCCATATTGTACATTTACCACACGCTCTGTTTAGACATTTTTCATCTTTCATTGATGATTTTATCAAATCTATTTCTTTATTAAGAGCATCTTCTTTTGAATCAAAAAGAAATAAAATTTCAGCATCAAAATATTCTTTTCCATTTTTCTGGATTAATTCGTGAACTAATGTAGATGAAGTAAAATAATCTTTCCACAAGTCTTGTTGTGGAGTTGATATATATCCCCATCTTACCCCGAAATAATATTCTTTATTTTTTGATGTTATCTTGTAGACATATGGTTTCATACTACTAATAAATAGTAGCGTCTACCATTAGAAGCGTCTACCAATTTAATTTTATTTTCAATGAACTATTAAAAATGGTGGTTCCGCCCGGATTCGAACCGAGACCGTGCTCAAATCTAGAGCTTATCAACGTTATAAGCGTTGCGTTCTACCGTTAAACTACGGAACCACTAAATGGTAGCGGGTGTGGGAGTCGAACCCACTATCTCACTGGTTATGAGCCAGGAATGATTTTCCGTTTCACTCACCCGCAAATTGTTTTGTTAAAGAACTAAAATGGTAGCTGGTATGGGTGCTGCCCCCACTTAACAAACCTTATGAGGATTCGTCGTTTGCTGAAACCCCAGCCACTGAAATGGTCGCTCGCCTAAGAATTTCACTTAGTTACCAATGGTTATGAGCCATCGTCAAATAATAACCTGCCGCCAGCTGTTTAAATTTAAAGAACTATTTTAAAAATTGTGTTGGGTGTAATTATTGAATACTTTATCCACCCAACAAACAAAGTATACCATTTGCTAACCCCGCAACCAAGAAGTTTTTTAAGAGAACTTCCAACTCTAGGGGTATTTTGGTTATGTACCCTCCACCATTCCGTTTCTTTTAAGCAACGGACAAACATAAAATGGTAGTCCATAGGAGAATCGAACTCCTCTCTCCGCCTTGAAAGGGCAGCGTCCTAACCGATAGACGAATGGACCGTTAAACTGGTAATATTCATTGAGTTACTTATCTACGTAAGCATCGCTGTGTTACCGACATTTTTCAGCACGACACACAGTTGTGTTTGGTTTAATCATTTAATTTGTTTAATGATGAAAGTCAAATTTTACACGGAAAAAATGCTTTCGTAATCAATCACGATACTAAAAAGTGTAGTAGTACCACAATATATAATTTACTTCGTTTATTACCAGTTAAAATGGTGGCCCCGGTGGGACTCGAACCCACGACCAAAAGCTTAAAAGGCTTCTGCTCTAACCAACTGAGCTACAAGGCCATTAAAATTTGTTAAAGAACTATTACTTACTACTCTTTTATCTTACCACGTTTTATTCTAAAGTCAACTTAAGTTTTCATTCTTTCGTTGGTGACTCCCTTTGATTAAAGGTCAAGGCAGTTCCGCCATACGTAGATGTTCTAGAGGAGTGCCACTCCCACCGTGCTGAAAGAACAAAATACTTATTACTTACTACTCTTTTATCTTACCACTAAAATTTCAAAGATCAACTTCTTTTTTCGAGAAGTTTTGAGGTAACATATATATATGTAAAATATATGAATACATTCAAAAAACAATATGTTTACAACTTCTAAAGTATATTTATAAGTAAATAACTTTTATTATGACTTTAGAAGAACAGAACAATAAATATAAAAATTGGTATTATCGTATAATCAATAATCGTTTAACCAATCCAATCTTAAATCAATATACAGAAACCCACCATATAATTCCAAAATGTTTAGGAGGGTCAAATTATTCTTCAAATTTAGTTAAATTGACGGCAAGAGAACATTATATATGTCATCTTTTATTAACTTCCGTATTTCCACCTTCTTCAAAAGAATATAAAAAAATGTGGAAATCATTTGCTTTAATGTCTTGGTATAAGAGTGAAAATCAATGTAGAGAATATAAAATAAATAATAGAATCTATCAAAAATTGAAAATTGAATTTAGTAAAATTCAATCATATTCACAATCGGGTACATCTAATAGTTGTTATGGAAAAAAATGGTATCACAATGTAGAATTAAAATTAAGCAATAAATTTTATACGGACAATGTTCCTATTGGATGGATTTCTGGCAGAGTGATTAACTGGGAGAAACATTTTTTACCAAAATTTGAATCAAAAGAAACAAAATGTGTTCATTGTAACAAACTATTTTTACCAAGAACTTCTATTCACAAATACTGTACAACCGTATGCGCAGATACACATCTTTATAATTCTAATACAAAGAAAATTATCATTGAAAAGAATGGCATCACCAAAGAAACTAAAAGAGAAAATTTACATATGTATAAAAAATACGGATGGAATTTAATAGACAGACTTTATGGAAATGGCGCTCCGGGAGGGAATTGAACCCCCATTTTCATCCAATTATGCACTTAGGGCTTAGAAGTCCCCGCCATTACCGGAGCGTTATAGTATAGTTTTTACTTGTTGTCGTTTAGTTCGTTACGAACTGATTTACCAAGTTCGGTCAGATTAAACAGTGGTTCGCCATCTTCGTTATGGCCTGATACATATAGTATGCCATCAGCTACCATTTTGTCAACGGTTGTTTTTGTTTCTGTCAAAAGAATTTCGTTATAAATGACATTAGCTTCTGATTCATCACAGCTTGCTTCTTTCATAATTATTTGAATACAAGCTTCTTTTTCTTCGACTTTTACTTGCGCTTCAACTTTATCTATATCAAGGTTTGTACAATGATTTAATAGATCGTCGATTGACCCCGTGAAATTGTCAGTAATATACTTGTCCATATTTATGAATAATTAAATTAAATACCGTAGACTGGTACATTTTTGTAATATCGAACGGAACGATCAATCATCTTGTTTAGAATTTTGATTGTTGAAACAGGTACATTTGTTTTTGGACCCCAACCATTTTCAGCACGACCTAGAGCAATAGTGAGTGCTTTGCATTTATCGAATCGATCACCCGCTTTTGTATTGGTATGACTCCAACCAAATCGGATAGATCCATCGATTACTGTGGCAACTACCATACCACGGGGTTGACCATTGCGGTCACGTACCAACTGTTTGAGTGTAGTATCTTTCATATAACCTTTATTTAAATGTTTAATTTACTTTTTTTCGACGTAGCGTAGTAGATCACGATTTGGTTCAGTACCAAACTTTTCATCTACCGCTTGTTTGATAGCAGCTTTATAGTAATATTCTGCGTATAGATCTGTTAGTTGTAAATTTTTACTTGCGATTTTCGCTTTAAGATTGTTAATTACTGTTTGAGTTGTCTTCGTCTTCATATTTTGAATTGTACCGTGATGGTTTTACCTCAGTGTTTTGCCACTTTTTGTTAACCTTTTTGGTTGATTTGTTGCGCCAATTTCCTTCACTGCGTGAACGACGATCTTTGAATGACTTTCCCATATACTACTTTTAAAAATAAATAGTGGTAGAAAAAGGGATTAACAAGTTTTTTTTATTAATCCCTAATCTAGATACTGTTTAATTTGCAGAAGTCTGAGTAGATTCAACAGTGGTTGATGTGACAGCGGGAGTTGCGTCATATGTATATACTAGACTTGGCTTACCTCGCTTACCAGTCTTTTGCGACCCACTGATCTTGTATCGTCCAGCGGATACACTTCGCTTAACGTGCATCCGAATTGTTGGCGCCTTCACAGTTGAGTTGATATTAACCAGATCAACAATAGTGAAATTGCGATCAGTGATTTCGTTTACTACGGTTGCCTTACGGCCTGTCTTGTTCTTGTTCATATTTTTTGTTTTTTGTTAATGTTTACCGACTACAAACTTATCTTACCACGGCTTTTGAAAAATGTCAACGTTCTTTTTTTAATTCTTTCGAGCAGCCTCAAAAACGAGAGCATTGGTCAAATCGCCAAAACCATAACGCTTGCCGTTGCGATCAAACGTAGTATCGTTGTTTTTGTTGTAAGAACCTACGTTCTCACCATTGGGGCCGTGTGCATAAATTACGCTACCACTATCCTTAACATATCCAATTCGGATATTTTTACCATCCATAATGTATTTTGTACTCATATAATTTTAATTGTTATCAATATAGTTGCGATAAAATCCCATTACAATTCCGCTAGTGGTACCCACGTTAAGTGATCGTACACTACCATATGCTGGAATAGTGATGACAGTTTCAGCATTGTCAAGAATGTAATCACTCAATCCGCTCTTTTCTTCGCCAAATACAAACATTGGCTTATCTACACCACTGAATACCCAGTGATTAAATATGGAAACAGTTTTATCACTATACTTGGGAATATTGTTTTCTACAGCGAGTAGTGTATAACCATTATCATTTACATACTGTACGAATTCTTCTTCAGTCTTAAGATGATTTAAATCGGTATAATGATGTGTACCAACAGTACCACGACGATCCCACTGTTTGCTTCCGCCTACATACATTGCTTCCTTGAAGCCAAAGAAGTTGGCATTACGGACTAAAGTGGATAGATTAAAATCGCCATTAACGTGCATCATAGCAACGCTAGCATCAATACAATTGTTTTTACAGTAGGACTTAATATCGTCCACGGAACTGTTCTTTAAGTGATCCAAAACGTTCATAGTAAGATTACTATACCACGAACTTTATAATAAGTCAACTCTTTTTCTTGATTGTCTTTTTGACCTTATTATCAGTCTCGGACACGTATTTATTTGGGGGGTTTGAAACTGTTGATTTGGAGTTAGCGTACTCTTTTTCAGCTTCTTCAATTACAGCTTTAACAAAATCTGTAAGTAGACCGCTCCAATTATTGCGGGTACTATCCTCTACAATTGCCAACTGTTTCCAACGTGGCATTTCATTGAATTTACGTTGATATACTGTCTTATAAAATGATGCCGTCATATAGTATAAATATTAAAACGAAGTACTCAAACGACTGGCATATGCCATATTACTGGCTTTTCCTTTACGATATGATACTTTGGTATAGTTATCAAATGCTTTCTTTGTAGTGATCACAATGCTACCCGCAGTTTTGTGTCCAAAATGTAAATATCCAAACTTTTGACTACGTTTAGCGGATTTGTCACCACATGTCAAACAAATTTTGTAACCAAGTTCATATCGTTCAGAATGAATTTCATTGCCACATCCACATTTAATCATATATAAAAAGTATATACGACGATTTGGTGGATGTCAATAAAAAAAGCGTACCACTCGGTACGCTTGAGATTTTAGTTAGTTGGTTCGTGAGGATAATCTCCTCGTAGACGTTCAAGTTTTAGCTCCAGATTAACAAGTTGTCGTTTAGTATGTCGTAGTTCGGATTCAAGTTCAGTGAACTTTCTGAGGTTTGAATCTAAAATATAGTCTGGATCTGAATGTTCCCTATTCTTAATATCTTCTGATAGCACGCATCCAATATGATTTTTGCCAAATAGATACTCACAGTCATCATTATACGTATTTTTACCACAATGATCACATATCCATTGTGATTTTCGTTCATTAGTAACAATACCATCCAATCTATTTAGTGTTTCTACTACATCGTTATTGGATGTTTCATTGATAATGTCATATGCCCAGTTCAATGCATTATCTTCACGATCTTTTAGTTCTGGGTAGATTTTAATTAATTCTTGTTCAATTAACTCAATATATGGGTCAATTTGTTCTGATTGAACACTTCGAATTTTCTGTGCGTAAGTAATAATAATATTTTTACTTACTATATTTGGTGTATGTTTCATATGTTTATTTAGTTTTTGTTAGAGCTTTTAATACTTCTTTTACTGTAAAGTAAAATACAAATGGTACCAATATCACAAAGAATATTGTGAGTACTATCAATAGGACTATTGCAAATATACTACCAAATACTAATCCAACTGTCAAGTCTATAACTTTATTCATTTTTCAAAAATCTATTGTAAATTAATTTGCCTAAATTAGCTGCAAATTTACGTGCTTTCTTTTCTGGTAAATCATATAAGTGTGCATGAAATACTTCTTCAATCAATACATTAAGTTGTCTACGTGTTAATAATGTTGGATCTACAAGTATTTCGGGATTTTTAATATCTGGGTTATCACACAAACCAGAAGCATTATATTTACCCGACGGTTTGTTATAATTGACTGTATATTCAATACCTTCAAAGTTTTTGAACTTCATTTAGAAAATCCTTTAATTGTTTTTGGTTTTCGGTATTTAAGATGATAAAATCAGACCAAGGTTTGCCATATCTTAGAATTTGCCAACACCATCTTAGTCTTTCTGACCAACATAGTGTTCTGCCATTGAGTCCTCGTTCAAATAAACTCAAAGATACTTCTTCTTCATCTTTGAATTTTTCTACAAGAAGTCCGTGTTCAAAACAATCACAAATTAGAAATATTGAATCTTGATCTTTCATATACTTAGTATACGTTCCAATTTCCAAACTTTAGCAATCAAAAAGGAACCAAATTTATATATCAATCTACAGATAAATCTAATAATTTTATTATATGGTTTGATGATTAATTTATAAAACATAGCAGATTCAACCGCTTTTTGTTTTTTGAGTTCTTCCATATGTTGTTTATGGAGTTCTTTTCTTTTGGTGTTATCGTTTATTTCAAACTTAATTAATTTAATCTTGTCAATAACTCCGTCAATAAATACAACTTCAAATTCAACCCAATAGTCATATACACCGCCATCATTATTTTGATAATCATACATACGAATGGTTCTGGTTGTTTTTACATGAGTCCACCAATGTTTGATTTCTTTTATAATACCAAACTTTTCAGAAAACGTTTTACCATTTGGATCACCTTCAATGTGTTCTCGTTCGCATTCACGCAACCATAGTGTGCCATCTTCACGGATTTCATAAGAATCCAATCCGCAATCTAAATCTTTGGTTTGAAATCCATTAGGAATATATCCCTTAGTATCTTCCGGAAACGGAAGTGGATACTTACATACTATGTCATCGAACATTCCCATAAATTAGTTTCCTTGATTTTTGTGTTCTTGAATATCATAAAGAAAATTACGAAATAAAACGTAATCTTCAACGTCTACTTGTTTTTCACCATCAAGTTTCCAATATTTAATATAGTCTAAGATGGTATTAACATAATAACCTGGAATGGTAATTGTTTTACCATCAAACTTAAGATCATCGTGTTGAATAATGGCGGGGGGGGTCGCTTTATCTTTAATTGTTAGTTCTACTTCCATATAATAAAAGTCTACACCAAACTATGGATTTTGTCAATATAAAAAATTATTTCAAAATATAAAAAATAGATATAAGGGATGAAGGGAATTATTTTAGCGGGGGGTACTGGCAGTAGATTATATCCATTAACCAGTACGATAAATAAACAATTATTGCCTGTATATGACAAGCCAATGATTTATTATCCATTTTGCACATTATTATCGTGTGGCATCAAAGATTTCTGCATTATTTCTTCTCCTGAACATTTACCTTCTTATGAAAAGTTATTTGAAGACGGCAGTCAGTTAGGTGTTAAAATTACTTATAAAGTACAATATAAGCCCAGAGGCATAGCTGAAAGTTTTATTATAGCCGAAGACTTTATTGATGATGATAATGTTGCTCTTATACTAGGAGACAATATATTCCACGGAATGCCCAGAGTCAAGCCTTTACTTGAAGGAGCGGTTATTTTTGGTTATGAAGTTAATGATCCTAAAGCTTATGGAGTTATTGAATTTGATAATGAAGACCGTGTAATAAGCATAGAAGAAAAGCCTGCTGAGCCTAAAAGTAATTATGCGGTACCAGGCTTATATTTTTATGATAAAAAGGTAGTTCAGTATGCTAAATCGCTTAAACCTTCCAGTCGAGGTGAAATTGAAATAACTGATTTGAACTTAATATATCTTGACAAGAAGCAGCTTACCGCTGTAAAATTTGCTAAAGGCACTGCGTGGTTAGATGCTGGAAGTGCTGAAACATTATTTGAAAGTGGTGCTTATATACAAACTATTCAATCAAGACAAGGAATTAAAATAGGATGTATAGAAGAAGAGTGCTTCAAGCGCAAGTATATAAGCAAAGAGCAGCTTAAAGCGCTTATAGAAAAATTACCAACTAGTGAGTATAAAAAATATTTAAATAAATTATTATGATTATATTATTCGGATCAAATGGTTATGTAGGAAGTGAATTTAAAAAGCAATTAGCTGAATTAAAGCTACCTGTTTTTCTTTGGCCAAATGCAAAAACTACTACTTTTGCAGATTTAGAAAAATGGTATGATGAAACTGGTTATCCGCTTATAGGCGCTGTAATAAATGCTGCTGGATATACTGGTAAACCCAACGTGGATAACTGCGAATTACACAAGGATGACACTATTCACGGCAATATTGTATGGCCGCAAATATTAACTGATTGGTGTATGTTAAACGATATACCATTAGCGCATGTTTCAAGTGGTTGTATATATGAAGGTAGACGTGTTGATGGTACTCCTTTTACTGAAGAAGATGCGCCAAACTTTAGTTTTGCGCAAAATAACTGTAGTTTTTATAGTGGTACTAAAGTAATAGGTGAGCAAGTGGTGAAGAAGTGGGAAAAGCACTATATTTGGAGACTGCGGATTCCATTTGAAGAGTTTGATAATTCTAGAAATTATATAAGTAAAATATTAAAGTATGAGAAACTATTGGATGCTGAAAATAGTGTAAGTAACAAACAAGAATTTGTAAGTGCTTGTATTCAAACTATTATTAAACAGGTTCCATATGGCACGTACAATGTGACTAACGGCGGTTATATCACAACTAAGAGTATGACAGAAAAGTTTAAAAATACAATTGCAAAAGATAAAACTTTTAACTTCATAGAAGAAGGTGACTTTTATAAGAATGTAGCTAAAACACCCAGATCCAATTGTGTGATGAGCAATGAGAAATTGTTATCAACTGGAATTAAAATGAGAACAGCAGATGAAGCAATTGATTATTGCATTAATAATTGGACCATATGAATATATTAGTAACAGGTGGATGTGGATTTATTGGAAGTCACTTTATAGAAGAAATTCTAAAAAGAGATGATGTTGTTATGATATACAACATTGATTGCGGTACTTACGCAGCAAATAAAAAACTCCCTTTTCAAAATGATCCTAGATATCGTAGACTATCACTGGACATCGCTGCACCTTATTTTCCAGATCAAAAGAAATATATTGATTCGTTAAACTTAGATTATGTAATTCACTTTGCGGCTGAATCACACGTGGATAATTCTATTAAAGGCCCAAAAAAGTTCATTGAAACAAATATTATCGGAACTTTTAATTTATTGGAAATATTCAAGGGTACAAATATAAAGAAATTTATTCATATATCTACGGATGAAGTGTATGGTTCATTAAATCACAAAGAATCATCTTTTACAACGGATAGTCCTTACCGAGCAAATAATCCATATGCTGCTACTAAAGCTGCTAGTGATTTATTGGTTAGAAGTTATAACAAAACTTACAATTTTCCATCAATAATTACTAACTGCAGCAACAATTTTGGATCCAGACAATACACTGAGAAAATGATTCCTGTATGTATTCAGAAATTGATTAATAAAGATTTTATCCCTTTATATGGCAACGGTTCAAATGTAAGAGATTGGATCTATGTCAAGGACCACGTTAATGCAATTATATGCGTACTATTAGATGGTAAAATAGGAAATCAGTATTTGATAGGTTCTGATAACGAACTGTCTAACTATGATCTAATACACACGATTAAAGAGGTATACAGTACTATAACTGGTATAGAAGTAGACTGGGAGTGGTTTAAATATGTTGAGGATCGCAAAGGACACGATGGTAGATACGGTATAGACAATCGTGATTTCAAGATGGAGTTTCCTCAATTTAACACAACTAAATTTGATATTGCTATTTTGGAAACGGTCAAATCATATTTATAATATGTGCCCGTTAGAATTTATTCTAAAGAAGCCAAGGACTTAACGCTCTTTGAAGAAAAGAGCTGTGGAAAGTTAGTGTCTTCAGGATCAATATATTCGGTGTATGTTGAATGTTGTACCCCAGATAAAAAAATACCAAATAGAGTATACTTAGCCAAAGAGAATGGTAAAATAGTAGGATGGTCTATTATACGACTAAAGAAAAAAATAGGTGTTAGAGGATATTTTGAATTTATGGTATATATCAAACGTCTTTATAGACGAGCGGGTATAGCAACAAAGATGTACAAACGATCCCGTAAATACTTCAACTTGGAAGACGATGATATAAAGGTATACAAAACAGATAAAGCCAATATCAACTTCTTTGACTCTGTTATGGAGTCATAGATTTTTATTGTATATAAATAATTTTGGATTGCCGTATCCAAATTTCTTCACCAATTGACCAGCCACACTATTAGCTTCATCTTCAATTTCGCCGCCTACGTCTTGAGTAGGTTGTTCTAACTTACCACCTTGGTTTTGATGATGATGTATTAATTCGTGTGCAATACTACGTAACACATCAGCTAAACCACGATCTTTACAGTATACTTTTACAGTTCCATTTGACACATCGTAATAAGCATATGTTTTCAAATCATCATCACGTTGATTTACCAGCTTAACTTTGAATGGCTGAGTCAAAGAAAGTTCTTCTTTGACAAACTTGATGAACTTAACAATTGTGTATTTGTTTAACTTATCCATATTAAAGACCTGCTTCTTTATAAGACATCTTAACTTTACCCTCATCGATCAAACGTTTACGATTAAGTTTGTGTTGATCTATTACATTATTTTTATTTTCGCCTAGATATCCAACTGCATATCCATTTTTGATCAAAGACTCATTTAACACTTCTTTGGTTTCTGGATTTATAACATCCCCAAGAATTCTACCAAATTTCTCAGAAGAATCTGGCTTTTGTGTACGTACAATTACGTGTTTATTACACGATTCTACAAATTTCTTGGTGTATTCTTTACTAATTAATCCAAAAACTTTTTCAATTTTGTCGGTTGTACGACTTTCAGGCGTATCAACACCCGCCAATCTTACACTTTGATTGGACAGTACTACATCGAATCCTAGGTCTATATCGATAACGATTGTATCTCCGTCTACAATGTTAGTTACTGTTGCATGATATTCGTATGGCATATTATGACAATGTTAACAAATATTTTAGTTTATGTAATTGAGCCAACATTTCGTCTCGGATATTAAACAAATCTGTATCAGTTTCTTCTAAAGACTTAGTCAATTCATTTATCAAATAATCAATATATTTGTCCACGAAATCTGACGCGGAGATATCTTTGTAATTAGACAATTCAATTTTAAAGCCATCTTTACTTTCAATTCTTCCATATTTACCCATAAACACTTCGACAAACTCGTCGATCAATTCTGAGAATTCATTATAGGCACCGCCGAGAGCTTGATGTTCAGCATAACTTTTAGTTTGCCAGTGATGTATTTTTAACTGGTTGTGTAAAGTAAGTAAGTTTGTTACTATCATAATAGATATAAATATCATATTCAGAATAAAATAACCAAAACAAAAATAAATCGATTATTTATATTTAATGAAAGCAGTTATATATTTTGTCTTTAAAGACACCGAGGATAATTACATAGAAGATATTCAAAAACAACTAACTTATGATGTTAATCAATTTATTATTACCGACGTGACTAATCCAAACAAATCAATTTATAATAAAATTGAAAATATTTTTTATTTCAAAGATATGACATCGTGTTTAAACAATTTGACATCTGTATTGACTTATCTTGAAATCTTTAATTACAAAGAAATAATGTTATTGAATCCAAATAAATCTTACGACGCGTCCCAATTGGTATATAAAGATATATTAACTGTTAAAGAAGAGTTCGCCGTTATAAATAAAATTTTGTGAAGCATCGAACGTTTTAACAACTTTATTATTTATTACAACCTTTGTATTGCCAATTAAATGTGGGTCTATATGATTATAATACCAACATCCTGGGTAAATGGTGATGTCTACGAAACAAGCGTCTCCCACGTATAATTTTAAATTCACAGGTTCAGCCAACAAAACAGTTGAGTAATAAAAAACAGGTTTATGACTGGTTATATCATATATGAAATTACATCTAGCATCGTCAATTAAATTTGTATAAGAATATACTTGATTGAGAGACGAATATTTAAATATATCGTGTAGACTTGCAGTTTCTTCTAATATCTTACAGTTCTCAGATTTGTACTTAGTAACCAATTTAGTAAAAACAGTTTCAAAAAATTGACCGTAAATATTAACATCATTATTTTTATATTCATACTCAGTATAAGCAGCATTTTTTATAATATCAAACATTGTGTTTACTTTGCCAATATTGAAATAAGTTGCATACACCTGTTCGTTAGATGTTAACAATCTGTTAAAACAAAAAGTAATTAAATCATATTCTTTTAATTTGTCGATGTAATTTCTTACATTGCAAAGATCGTGATCATGTATAAAGTGATCATCTTCAATGTAAAAATAATTTTCATATCCAAGACATTTAGCATAACTTACTAAAGAACGATAATTGCGAAGCAACGATGGAAAATGTGTATCGTGATAAAACATTACTTTATGATTTGAATTTGTATCATACATAAAATAACCACCGCCTGATGATTTATAATAATCAAAATAAAACTTCTTGTCACATTTATGACTTGTGTAGTCATAAATCAAATGTTTTGATTTTTCTACAATGTAAGAAGACAATAAGTCTGTGGTAGATAAAGTTATTATATCATAACCCAGATTTTCAAGTTGTTTGAAATTCTTCAAACACATTTTTGATCTATTAACCGAATTTGGACTGGTTAAAAACAATATAACATTTTTAGACATAACCTAGGTAACCACTTCAACTTTACATTTGGTTCTATTAAAAAATCCTTCGTCGATCAAATATTTAACAGTCAAATCACAACGAGTTTTAAAATCATAAAAAGCAATTTCAGATGGCTTCCAGATACGAATAGTGTTGGTATCTTTTATTTCAAATTTTATACCATTTACATATCCCGTCTTTTTAGCGCCGCTGAACATTGTTAATAAATATCTTGATATAGTTGAAGGACATTAAAATATAGTTAACATTCAAATATAAAAATTTTGATAATCAGAAAGTACAATTGACAAACTATATATTGAAAATGAAAATTGAGTTACAACGTTATTTAAAGAAAAAGTTTCCAGAGTTATATCCGCCGGACTTTTCATTTGAATGTAATGATGGTTGGTTTAGACTTTTATTGTGGTTAAGTCGATATCTAGAAATGTATATCACTCAACAGAATGAAATGGCTAAATCACATCCACAAAACTATCTACCTGTAAAACAAATTGTTGCTAGACAAGTAAAACAAAAGTTTGGCACATTAAGATTTTATTCTGACGGCGGAAATCAGCACACTGAGACCGTAATTGATTATACAACATTTATATCTGGTTATATTTGTGAACAAACTGGAAATACTATTGACGTTGGTTATAACCACAATGGATCTGTAGAAGTACTACATAAAGATTTAGCCAAAAATAAAAATGATTTTAACTTCGTTGATGACGAAGAGTTACGAACAATACTAAAAACATATGACCAAAAAATTAATGCTCAACAATGATGATATATCTGACGTATCATCTGATAAACAAAAATACGTATCTGTCATCGACAATAACGAGTTATACTTTTATAATGACGTAAATGTAGAATCTGCATTGGTGATAAACAAAACTCTAAGTGATCTAGCTAGACAATTACTAATAGCTAAAATTACATTTGATCTACAAGAAACGCCACATATCAAATTGCACATAAACAGTGATGGTGGAGAAGTATTTGGTGCTTTGAGTATTGTAGATAGAATACAAGCATCCAAAGTACCTATACATTCATATGCAGAAGGATTAGTAGCAAGTGCTTCTACACTTATCAGCGTAAGTTGTCATAAACGATACATACGTAAAAATACCATTTTATTGATTCACCAAGTAAGAAGTTGGTTTGAAGGTACATATGAAGACTTTAACGATGAAAAACAAAATATGGATTTGATAATGAAAGTTGTAAAAGGCATATATTTGAAACATACCAAATTTACCGAAGATGAATTAAACACACTATTAAAACGTGACCTTTATCTAAATGCGGAAGATGCTATTAAGTACGGACTTGCTGATGAAATCATCTAGAGATAAAGAGGGATACGTATATATAATTAGCAATAGTAACTTTCCAAGTTATTATAAGGTGGGTGTTACTAATGATATAAAGGCGAGATTACGTACTTATCAAACAGCTTCCCCACTACGTAACTATAGAATTGAGTATTATGTTCATCACCCAGATTGTTATGATGCCGAAAAGAAAATAGCTGAAAAGTTAAGATACTTTGCTACAGACATCAAGAACGAATGGTTCAGATGTGATCTGGAAATTGTCAAGGGTAGATTGGATGAAAGTTTAGAACCCGAAGAAAATGTGTTGACGTTTATAAAAAGGGGTGTATAGTTATAGCATAGTTATGAACACAATAGCTAATAAATTAATCTGTTTAAACCTAAATGCGAACTGGCAACCAATTGGTTTCAAAACCGTAAAAGATGCAATTGTTGATCTTTGTGGTGGTGAAGCCGACGGTAAATCTTCTAGTTTGGCCTTGGACATTGATTACGAGTTGCTTGAGAATGGAGAACCAAATCTTTCAGCTCCCAAGAATATGAATCCTATCAGTTGGACAGAATGGTTGAAACTGCCTATTCGGCCGTGGGATTTGGTTATCAATTCCGCTCATATGTCTGTACGTGTACCGACTGTGATCATCGCTGTTAATTTCAATAAAATGCCTGTAAAGTCATTTAGAGGAAAACCCAGCAAAGACGCAATCTACACCCGTGATAACGGTATTTGTCAATACACCGGTAAAAAGATTGATCGTAATTCAGCTACAGTCGATCATATTCTACCTCGTAGTAAGGGTGGTGAAGATAGTTGGACTAATCTTGTGTTGTGTTCACGTGATATTAACTCTAAGAAAGGTAATAGACTGAATACAGAAGTTGGTTTGAAATTGATCAAACAACCAAGTATCCCACAACCAATTCCAGTATCAGCACTAATTAAAGAAGCAAAACACAAAGATTGGGAACACTTTTTGATGGGAGTTTAAACATATATCACATAGTTTTAAAATTTACAAATATATAATCTTAACCGATTATATATTTTTTTTGCATCGTTATGAAAAAAAACAAAACCCTCACCATCAATATCAATGGAAATGAAGTCGTTTTAGATGAATCAAAAATCAAATTTTATTTATCCGAAACAAAAAATAAAACCGTAAACAAAGATAAAATTGAAAAGTTTTTTACAAACTTAGGTGTTATTTTTAATAAACATAATGAATCTAATTGATATTTATTGTTGTGAATCAATACGACAAATTTTTATTAGAAGCCTATGCCGGCGGATTACGTGCGTGGTTTGGCAAAGGTGGAGCAGGCAGTAGTTCTGGTGGTGGATGGGATCGATATGATAGTAGTGGTAAAAAAGCTGGTAAATGTGGTGACGCTAAACAAGGAAGTAGTTATAGTGCTTGTTTGGGTAAAAAGTATGTGAGTAGACTGAGAGCAAAAGGCGGAAAAAAAGCAATTGCTAATTGGGTTAAAAGAAAGAAGTCAGCACAAAGAACAGCTGGAAGAGGTGAAAAAGGCACTGGTGGTAAAGGTCAGTCTCCAGTAAGAGTAAGTTACAAAGAATCATTGAGTGAGATATTTGTAATTGATCAAAAACAAGGTCTTAAAAAAGATTTAATTGATTTTTTAAGACAAGAATTTCAAGACGGTCATTTAAAACCTATTCACGGTGGTATAAGTACAACCGAATTCAAACCAGAAGATTGGTTAGAAGCCATTGCGGATTATACAATCAATCATTTGATTAATTATTTTGAAACCATACGAAGTCAAACAGAACGAAATATATGTTCGGCTGTACCTATGGTATCCAATTAAGATTATAATATTAATTAGTGTTGAACATTACATATTTATATAGTAATATAAGAAATATATGAGTTACTATATCAAAGACACAACGATAAACAAAGTCATAACATTTAATGACATAAACGAAACGGTTAATTACCTAGAAAATTTATGCATTAAGAAAAATAGAAAGAGTCGCAAAGACTTTATGTATGATATGTCTGAACTTGGACATGGTTATGATGATCCACAAGGTATAAATTTTACCAATTTGATGAGTGATCATTTCGAAGTTGGAGCACTTAAAAAAGATGGTAAATTAGTACGAACCAACATTCACGAATTGGCTAGAAATAACAAATACCGAAACGAAATGGGAGATTAATTTATGATTAACTTGGATATCAAGTGGTCAGATCCAGTTCAAATCGAAAAAAACGGAGACGTAACGTTTCAACGTGAGTGGACAATTACTCCATCTTACCTCAATCAGTTTTTTGCTTATTGGAAGGTAAACAAATTAACTTTGAAAAGTAAAGGTTACGGTGTCGTTAAACGAGAACAAGGATGGATTCTTACACAAACCAATGATAATCCAACGTTATTCAAAGATCCAATAGAACACAAAAAAAAGGTAGAAGAATCACTACCATTATACGAAGTAAAAAATCCAGATGGATTACGAGCTTGGCAAGTTGGAGCTGTTGGTAAAATAGTATCGTCACTCAAAAAATGGGGTGCTGCAGTTGATGGGAGTGACGTAGGCATCGGCAAAACATATACGGCGACTGCTGTTGCTAGAGAACTAAATATGGACATTATGATTGTGTGTCCTAAAGCGGTTAAAGAAAGTTGGAAACGTGTTATTAAAAATCACTTTAAGATGTGGGGTAAATGTGTAGGTATTATTAACTATGAAGCTCTACGCACAGGTAAAACAGATAATATATTCGCTTCATATGTACGACGTAGAGATACCCACCGTAAAGAATTCGTCTGGAAAGTACCAAAAAATACTCTTATTATTTGGGACGAAGCTCAAAAACTAAAGAATGCTAAGACCAAAAACAGTGAAATGTGTATGGCAGCACTTAAACAAGGTTACAAGATGGTATTTTGTAGTGCTACTATGGCTACTAATCCACTTGAACTACGTACAGTTGGTCAATGTATTCAATTGTTTAAGAACAACAAGCAGTATTATGAATGGGCATATGCTCACGGTGTTGTAAAAGGTAGATTTGGAATGGAGTTTCGTGGTAATGTAGATGCTTTAAAGAAACTAAGCAATGACATATTTGTTAATAGAGGAGTTCGCCTTAATCGTGATTCCATCCCTAACTTCCCAGAAAGTCAAATTATCGCTGAATGTTATGAAATGGACAAAGAAGACCAAGACAAAATTAACTCAGCTTATGAAGAAATGCAACTTGAGTTATTGAAAATTGAAAAACTACTCAAGAAAGATAAAAAGTCAACAGAACTAACAGCAATATTGAGAGCTAGGCAAAAAGTAGAAATGATTAAGGTGCCATTATTTGTTGAAATGGTTGAAGATGCTCTAGAAAATAATATGAGCATCGTTGTGTTCTGTAATTTCACAGAGACAATAGAAGCACTTAGTCAACGATTGAATACTAAATGTATTGTTAACGGTGAAGCAAAATACGCAAAAGCTCGTCAACAAAACATAGACGATTTTCAGGCAGACAAACAACGGGTTATATTGATAAATCTCGCTGCGGGGGGTGCTGGTTTGAGTTTACACGATGTTACTGGTAAGTATCCTCGTTTAGCTTTGATCAGTCCGTCTTACTCGGCTGTTAATATGAGACAGGCAACGGGTAGAGTATGGCGTGACAGTGCAAAAAGTAAAAGTATACAGAAGATTGTGTTTGTGTCAGGCACAGTTGAAGAAAAGGTATGTAACAGTGTAAATCAAAAGTTAGCTAACTTGGATTTACTTAACGATGGAGATATGAATTATGATAAATAAAAATAACTACTGGGTTAAATCTGCAAATTGGTCTATGACAATACAAATTGATGAAACTATATTTGATGATCCTCATATAGAAGCATGCACTAGATGTATAGAAACCAAAATTAAAAAGTTAAAAGAAGAAGATGATTTTTTGGTAAATCCCATAATGATTGTTAAATCTTTAAAAAGAAAAAATAGTAAAGAAAAAATAGTAAATACCTATAAAGTACTTTTAAACGCATCATTTCCATTTAGAGCAGAAACTCTACGTAGAGTATTTTATGATAGTACCGACGTAGATTTAGCTAAAGAACCATTATCATCATCTAAATACTAATGGAACCTATATTTGACAACGAACAAATAACTCGACGGTTAAACGAACTTGAAGATCTTAAAACCAAAGTCGAAAAATTATTATCATTGAGTAAAATTGGAGAAGATGTACGTATTGAAATTGAAGAAGTACGAATGTTACAATCCAAGGGCATTATTATTCCACATTTAGAAAAACAATTTGCTGATCAGTTGTATCCCAAACGACCAACCGATGGTAAAAAAAGAAAACCCATCAATGAATCTGAAATATTAGAAGCGATAGAAAAAACAAGATCAGCTAGAAAAGCAGCAAAATTTTTAGGAGTAAGTTATCCCACTTTTAAAACGTATGCCAAAAAATATGGCGTACATAAAACAAAAGGATGGCCTATTACAAAAAGTGTACATATACGTGGGCCAATTAGTCCATATAGAGGAAAATATCCAATTGACGATATATTGGACGGTAAACATCCTGAGTTTCCAGTACATAGACTAAAAGATAAGTTAATTAGATCCAATATCAAAAAAGCACAGTGTGAACAATGTGAATTCAAAGAAAGACGTATAATTGATGGAAAACTACCATTATTATTGAACTTTGAAGATGGTAATAGTAAAAATCATAAATTAGAAAATATGAGATTACTTTGTTACAATTGTACGTTTACAAGTGGTAAAGGTTATATCAGTAAAGGACCAAAAATATTTGATCCTGATATATTACAAGATAGCAAAAAGATTTTGCGTCAACGATTTTAACACTCATATTTAATATTATAATGAATAATATAAAACATCTATTATCTCAAAATGGCATACTAACATCATTCAATATATGTAAAAAAGTAAGTCCTACAAAAATAAATAATATAAAAAAGAAACTATTAAAAACAGGAATACCCGAAGATAAAATCGAGAATGAACTGTATAAACACATTATAAGTAAACATATAGATGATTCAACTATTGAAGATATACCGGGCATAATATTAGATGGCGTACCACCAAAAATTAAAATTAAACCGACTGTTCAAAAGAAAATAGCTTCAACCTCAAGTGAAATTAGTGAATATTTTAAAAAGAATAAATTTACCAAAGAAGAAATAATATTATACATACAAGCTGTATTTTTCCTCTGTGGCATCACAAATGACGACGTTTCAGAATTTAAAGAAAAATATAATATTAATAACGACAATGATGAAGACTATTTAGATGAAGAGGATGATGACGAAGGCGAAGACGAAGAATCTGGTTTTGAATGAAAAAGCTTATGGAAATATATAATATTAATGATGTTGTTCCTTTTACGGAAAACAAGACAGTTGTATTTGTTACAGGCGTAACTGGCCAAGATGGCAGTTTTATGGTAGATTATCTGTTAAAAAATACAGACTATTTTATTGTGGGTGGTGCTAGAAGACTGAGTATCAAAAATCACGAAAATATTAGACACTTAGAAAACAATCCAAGATTTAAGATAGTTAACTTTGATTTGAGTGATGCACATAGTATATCCAAAATAGTAGAAAAACTAAAACCAGAGTACTTTATTAATTTGGCAGCACAGACGTTCGTTGGTTCTAGCTGGGACTTTCCAGCTCAAACTTGGGAATGTAATACTACTGGGATAATTCATATTCTAGAAGCTATTCGTCAACACAAATCAACTTGTAGATTTTATAATGCGGGATCATCTGAAGAATATGGAAATGTGGTTTACTCACCACAAGACGAAAACCATCCCGCTAAACCTCGTAGTCCATATGGTGCTAGTAAATCTGCAGCTAGACAATTGGTTAAAGTATACAGAGAAAGTTATAACTTGTATGCTGTACAAGGGTTGTTATTCAATCACGAAGGCACTAGAAGAGGTGAAGAATTCGTCACTCGTAAAATTACAAAGGGAGTAGCTAGAATCAAAAAAGCTATAGTTGAAGGTAAATCATTTGAACCTATTGAATTGGGTAATGTAAAAGCCAGAAGAGATTGGAGTGACGCTGAAGACTTCGTTGACGGTATCTGGAAGATGTTAAACCAAGAAACACCAAATGAATATGTATTATCTAGCAATGAAACACATACAATTGCTGAATTTGTATGGTACGCATTTAAAGGGGCTGAGATCGAAGGTGCATGGCATGGACAAGCTGAATCTGCTGAATTTAGTATTAGTACAAAAGATGCAAACAAATATGAACCAGTATGTTCTGTTTTGGTAAAAATCAATCCTAAATTTTATAGACCCGCTGAAGTGGATTTATTACTAGGGGATAGCACCAAAGCTAGAAATGAATTAAAGTGGAAACCAGAAACTTCATTTGAACAACTGGTTGAAAAGATGGTTAAAAATGACTTAAAACAAATTGGACTATGAGTGACTCTTATACATTATATAATGAAACGGTAATGGATCATTTTATGAACCCAAGAAATATGGGCGATATAAAAGACGCAGATGCTACTGGTGAAGTAGGCGCTGCAGCGTGTGGTGATATTATGAAGATCACTCTTAAAATTGATGATGCTACACAAACAGTAACCGATGCAAGATTTAAGACATTTGGATGTGGTAGTGCGATAGCTGCTTCCAGTATGGCTACTGAATTAATAAAAGGTCGTAATATAGAAGAACTTCAGAAAAATTTTAACAATGATGATATTGTTACTGCGTTGGGCGGCCTCCCCCCAGTGAAAATTCATTGTAGCGTTTTGGCCACAGAGGCGCTTAATGCAGCGTTAGAAGATTACAAAAAGAAAAGGAATATAAATTATGTTTAACAATAAAATACAAGGGATGAATCAAACGCCAAATGTTAACTTTGGACTAAAAGAGACACAATCAGTACAATGCACTGAATGTCAAGGCGCCGTTTTTCAAAATGGCGTTATGTTTAGAAAAGTAAGTAAAATACTTGCTGGCACAGATAAAGACGCGTTGGTACCAATTAACATACCATATTGTGTTAACTGTCTTGAGCCACTAAACGAATTATTACCATCTGAATTAAAACAAGCGAAGATCAGTCTTTAAAACCAAACCCCCGAAAGGGGGTTTTTTCATTTATAATTGTATTGTTGTTTAATCGTTTTTGGATAATATTTTAACATATCCAAAACATCTTCATCGTTAAACACTGCCCATTTTTGTCTATCGTCGTTGTACCAGTTATGATATACCTCCATATTAAAAGGAGTCTCTAATGTATAATCGATCAATGAATCAGTAATAGATAAAAATTCTTTTTCGGCTCCAAATTTACCGCATATAATTTTGTTACCAATCTTTTTAGCTGTGTATGTACATAAGCCAAATCCCTCACCTCTATTTAGAGTAAAATAAACATCTCCAAATTCGTGAATTAAATTTACTTCATCATCATTTAAACTATCAAAACAAAATATAATTGGAGGAATATTTTCATACGTATTAAGCAGTTCTGCAAATTTATACTTCAACATTTCTTGTTGAGATGTTGTGAATTCTTTAAAATATGTTTTGATAAACAAACAAACATTATCATCACTTGTAAACTTCTTGCAAAATGTTGATATAACTTGATTTAAATTTTTACGTTCGTTATATTGACTAATATTATAATAAACTGTATTATTATCTAATATTTTTTTAATAACCTCATTTGACTGTGTGTATTTATTGTCTTTATATAAATAAAACTTATTTAAAACATCGGATACTTTTAAATTTTTATTCTTAACAAAGCTAAATACATCGTGCGCCCACACACTCACATTCTTATTAACACCACTATCTATAAATGTTTTTTTATTAAAACGAGACGGAACAATTACTTCGTGTACAACACTTAAATTAATATAATCTGTCCACTCAGCGTGTAAGTGTGTGGTTTCCCACGTAGTTAATCCGTATATTTTTTTTGCGTTTTTAAAATATTTCCGAGCATCATTCCAACCATCTGGCACGTGATGTATGATTACAGAATCATAAACAACTGTGGGATCGTATTTGTTTTCACATTTAAAAACTTGCAACTCCTCTTCATTACAAGGTTTATATATAGAAGAACCAAATGCATTGTTTATCCAATGTACTTTAAAATTGTTTTGTAACAGTTGAAATATATAATTTCTAGCCGAATAGCTATATCCGCTATAATTGTTCTGTGATATGTAAAGAATATTTTTCCCATTTATAAAATTAAAATTCTTAAAAACATATGAAAATATAACTTTGTATGTATCAAGTCTAATTATTTTAAACAGAACATCATTTTTAAAAAAATCTACATTTTTATTTAAACCAGAAAAATATCCGGTATTTGCATGCAATTTTATAAGTTCACTGTGGAATGGTACTTTTGTAACATTATCCTCCCACAAAAACATTGCGTCTACACCATTAATGTTGGGTCCAACCAAAACTTCAATATTAAGAGGTGAATTTTTAGCATTAATTAGTTTTACCATAACAAAAATAACTATCTTAAACTAGTCAAATAATATTTTTTTATTATTTACTTTTTCATCAACAATGCCCATCTTTCCTTTAAGCATTCGCAATGCTGATTTGGGATTCATCTTACCAAAGTTAAATCCCATTATACCATACTGTTGACAAAACTCTTCCAATGCTTGAATATCTTTAACATCGTATTGTTCCACATCCGCATTAATATAACCACTCTCATCAGATACACTTGATTGTTTACGTCTCAACATAGCTTGATATGGATCAAAACCATTAATAGATGGCGTAGGCGCACTCTGTTGACGCATTACCATCATAGCTTGTAAGTTGCCCATAGGCACAGTTGGCCATTCATTCATAATTTATCCAATTACGTAATCACTCTGCGTTATATATTCGTTCTTATTTTTTGCGTATTGAGCAAATGCTAATGCATTTGTCTTCATTCTTCGTTGAATTTGAGATGGGCCACTCTTTGCATTTTTATGATTCAAATATTCTTTTGTCGCATTGGCCCAATCGCCACTATTCATCAATCCAATTGTTTTTGGTCCAATGTCTCCTCTATACAAAGCATTTATAACTGCATTTTTAACATATATTGGTAAACTCGTAAAATTACTAATTTTCTTAGATGCAAGTTTCTCTTTAATCTTAACATCCATATTAAATAACTTTTCAATTTGATCATCTGTGAGCTTTTGTTGACCATTTAATACTTTATCATAATTTACAGTATCTCCAAATAAAGCTTTAAATAATTGACGGTCTTCTTGACTATTGTTTAGATAGTGACCAATTCCAATTGTAGGCAAACCTGCACTATCTTTATAAACAGTATCTTTTTTACCTTCCCAATGACCTACATAGTCACTTGTTTTTTTGTTTAACAAAGAAGGGTCAGAATCTTTTGTAGCAGTTTGTACAATTGGATTAGATGGTTGTTTCACTTTATCGGCATCTACTTTACCAGTAGTTGCTGCTAATCCAATAGCCCCAGCAGCAAGCCAGTCTTTCCAACCTTCTTCAATATCGTTTGAAACTTTTACTTCGTCAAACTTTCTACCTTCTGGACCAAAGTGATCTAGATGATGATACACATCATCCAAATACTCACCGGCCAAGTTTAACTTAGCTTTAACCCAATCCTCCAACTCAGAGTTTGGTTGCAACATTTGCTCTAATTCTTTAGCATCACTGTTAAGTTGTTTCAAAGCACCCATAGCCATACTGCTATCGAATTCTTTTAACATATGACGCACAACAGCTTCATATATTTCTCTTACTGGTTTACTCTTTGTCTTTTTACCCATCTGTCTAAGTCTTCTGGCTTTACAATGTGCCTTTTGACTAAAACCTTTTGGGTTACTACAATTAATACTCTTTTTATATGTGTTTGACCATTTTTCCAAAAGTGTATCTGTATATGATGGATTTTTGGACTTCAAAATGTTCTTAATGAATCTTAATAATTTAACTGCTGGCTTTCTTAATACACGAAGTTTTATAATCTTAGCTAAATCTCCAAACGGTACAATAGATACCGCACTTATTGCTGCATTTAATAAATGTTTTTTCTTCTCATCTGTCTCTTTTTCTAATGCGGATCTTAATAAACTAATTACCACATTAGCACCGTCAGCAAAGCTTCCAACGGTCGGTTCCAATCCAACAACATCTAAAGCGTATTGAATCCCGTCAACTACAGTGTCTAGCTTTTCTTTATTAAATTTTTGTTCTAAGTTTTTGACTTCTTCAGTCAATCTATCAATGTTTTGTTTTTCTTCATTATAAAACTTCAAATAATCACGTACTGTGGCTACATAATCACAAGCGTGATTCAACTTAGCTTTAACCCAATCTTCCAAGTTATCATTTACATCAAACATTGATTGTAACTTTTCACTATAATCAATAATCTTCGTAATATCACTTTGCGACATTTCCGCATTTTCACTTAAAGATTGATCTTCCCATCTATTGAGATCCATTTTACCTGTTTGGTGTAACTTAACGAGATCGCTATGATTGAAAGAATACGTCAACAATTTTTTCAATTTTGTTGTTAATTCTGGGAATCTATCGCCCAACCCAATAAGGATAGAAGATACAGAACTTTGTGTCACTATGTCACTAACAGTCACTTTACTTTTTCCAGTTGCTTTTATTTTTTCAAGCTTTGATATCATTTTTAAAGCATAACCTTTATATTTTTG